AACGACCGGCTCCAAACCATATTAAATCAAACAGGCTAGAATGCAATTGTACGCGGTCTTCTGGTTTAAAACCAAAAAAAGTCTGCTCCAAACGGAAACCCGGAGTTGAAGGTGCTCCCGTCTTCACCTTCAAATTCATAGTCCATTAATACACTAGGTGTATGTTTTATGATGTATGTTCTAAATAGTTTTGATTCACGTGCCATAAATTTATAACGAATAAAATCTTGTATGTCTTCAAGTTTTCTAGATGTGTTAATTTGTGTAATTGTTCGCTCTAAAAATTCTGAAATTTTTAAGTCTTCAGAATCACTATTTAATAAAAATTTAAATTTTAATTGAGTTTTATCTTCTAAAACGTAATCAAATTCACCAATGTCGTCAGATTGTAATTCAAACGTTGAATTTTTTAATTTAGTTAAATCAACAACTCGTTCTAATTCTACTAACGATTTCGGATCTTTTACAATAACATTGTAATCTTTTCCATAACTTACAATGCGTGCTGCAATAATTAATCCGTTTTTGTCAATTCTAGCAATTGTAGAATAATCAACAGGTGTCACTATCAATGCTTCAAGCAATTTGTCTAATACAACTCCTTCTCGCATATATGATGAATTAGTTAAAATATCTTCATCATATGCGGTCATGTATCGCATTTCAATTTTTCCGGAACGCAATGGATGATCTTTTGGATATACCATACCGTTGCTTACCAATGGAAATATTTCCGAAGGCATACTTTGTTGTTTTTGTGATTCGTACTGCTGTTTTGCTAGTTGAATTATTGTTTGATCTGAAACTCTATCTGTCATTCCTGCCATGTTTATCCTTTATAACTTTATTATAAATATATAGAACACAAAAAATGGGAGCAATTTGCCCCCATTAATGATTCTACTATTTTATAGATTAATATTGATGTATTGCGTAATCAAATTTCAATGTTAATTCAATTGTCATTGCTTCTTCTGTTCCCCAATCCATTTGTCCAAAATTTGCATCTGAAATAAATGTTCCTTTTAATGTCCAGTTTTCAATTTTTTCGCCCATTGCAGACAAAGCATAAAATTCAATGTCACGTTTGTAATCAGATGAATATCCGTCGCGACCTGTTAATGATTCGTGATGTAAACGTACCCATTCCATTACTGCTTGTGCGCCTTCACTTGTAATTGGATCATACAATGTAATTGCTAAATCACTCCAACGAGACTTGCCTTTAACTTTTCGGTCAATATTGATATGATCTAAAACAATTTCACCGTTAGTAATTGTAGGTCGTGCTGCTGCCTTAATTAAGTATGCTGGTATATTTGTTCCTGCAAGTTGCATGATAAATCGGTTAGCATATTTTGGTTCCCACGAAAATGCACTAGTGAATAAATCACTTTGACTAATATCTGGTAATGTTGGCGTTAATGGCATTTTTTTCTTCCTTATTTGTTTTATATAAATATAAGTAAAGTAAAAAAGGTAGAACCTAAGTCCTACCTTTCTTTTAAATGTTTATTCTACTATTCCGGGAAACTTGCTCCAGTTGGTTGAATATTGAAATCTAAAATAATAAATTCAGCCGTACGAGTCGGTTGAATAAGTATTTGTCCGTATAAAATATTTTGGTCAATCATATCTGCTGTGTTATTTGATTGATCCATAATCACTTTAAATTGGTAAATACCTTGTTTAGCTTTTACTTGATCTAAATATGGATTAACTATGCTCAAGAATCTTAATCTAGTTGCATCTGTGTTTTGTTCAAATACCAAATAACGAGTTGAAGAAGCAATAAATTTCTTAACTGTGATCAATAATCGACGTACATTTACGCGGTCTAATGCACTTGGTCGAGCCTGTAAAGTCTTTTGACCCCAAATCACTTGTCCTTCGTTAGGGAAGTTCGCAATAGGATTAACACGGGCCTCATACAATGAATCACGCATTGTTTGTGATAAATTCATATACGTATCAGATACACTTGTTAAACCACCTCTTGTTAAACCTGCTGGTGCATACCATGGTGCAGCTACTGCATCATTAAATGCCAATACTCCCGGAACTACTACTGATGGCGGTACCCATAATGGAACATTTTTAGCTGGGTTTAAAATTCTTACCCAAGGCCAATAAGTTGAAGTATAATTGCTATCTAAAGTTGTTGCTTGACTGACAACCTGACTTACAGAATCTGTTAATTCATTTGAATCCATCACATAAAATGTATCTTGACGAGTTTCACACAAATTGCGTGCTGCACTTGTTATTACACTGTGCAGACTGTCAATAATACCCGGTGTAATTAACATGTTCATATCATAATAATCAGTGTTTGCTAACAATGCAAATGCTTTATTATATGATGTTGTTCCACTTGTACCAGTCCCGGAGCAATCAAATCCAAATGTATTTGCCGCTGTAATATCTTCGCCGGAAAATTTAGCTAAGTTTGGACGAGTGCCATCAAAACCTCCTTGGAATCCAACAATAAATTTACGTGTTGATAATGCAACATTTGTTGTAAATGTTCCAGCAGTCAATGCAGTTTCTAATGACCCTGAATATGGTGTTGCTGTTGGGAAAGCTGCTTCAGCATTTTGTGATACATTTCCAAGATAGAAATCAGAATTGCTTCCTGTATTTGCTCCTGTTGTTGGAAGTGGAGCTAAATAATTTAAATTGTTTAAATTGGTAAAATCAAATCCAAAATAATTGTTTGAGTAATATGATGATGATGAAGGTACTTGTGATGTTGCATATGATGTTGCATTCAAATTCAATGACCCAGACATTAATGGAATTGGTGCATTCATTGCACGGAATCCAAATGGTACCAATGTTTTTGCATTAGTTGCATTAGATACTCCAGCATCAACTGCTACACGAATGAAACGAGACATGTTTGGATAATCTCCATTAACAATCAAGTTACCTGCAGTATCAATTGTGCTATATCTATCACCAATTACGCGACCAATATATTTTGATGAGTTTGGATCTAAATTAACATTGTTAAATGTTTCAATAATATCCGGTTGGCGATCTGTATCATTAGATGAATATGGAGAATTTGGAATATTTGCAGTATTTACTCGACGAACTTCTATTGTAAATGTTCCATATCCATTTGGATCAGCAACTTCAGCAGCAGTTCTTATATTTCTAATACCAACTTTAACTTCGGTGTTAACTGATGTGCCATGTGAGATTGTATAAAATTGAAATAAATTTTTAACAGTTGTGCCAATTTTTTGTGATGTGATCATTGGTGTTGCTGCTGCTTGAAATCCTTGTGCAAATGCATAACTTGATGCTGATGCTAATTCCATGGTAACATCGCCTAGGTTGTTAAACAATGCAGATGCATTAGCATTTTCATATTGCACATATACTGGATAATCTACTGATTTAGGAGATGACCCAAATTTCTTTTGTATGTAATTGTTTGTTGATGATACTAATGAGCAACTAATTGCCGACGTTGCATCTGATGCAAAGTCTGGGCTTGGAGTATATGATCCTGAAACTTTGATTGTGAATGAACCAGAACCTAAATTGCTTAATACCGATTTTTCAAATAAATTTGTTGCAACATATGCAACCGGATTGGTTGGATGAAGCACATGAGTTACAACTTGTACCGCTCCGGCACCCGAACCTGATTTAGCAATAATTGCTAAGGCTCCAGCAGCTAATGTATACCCATCTTCATACAATAATCTTGTTACTGTAATTACATTTCCATTCTTCAAATAGTCTTGTACAACGAATGGTACATATGAATCATCTGTATATGATCCAAATATTGCCGTAAAATCGCCGAACGAAGTTATTTGTGTAGGAATTAGTGCAGGACCTTTTACTGTTGGTCCTACAATTGCTGCACCGATTTGTGCAATGCCGCCAGCTAAAAACGATTGATCTACTTCATTTGTAAATACGCCTGCTGAAACTATTCTTTCTGCCATTAATATACTCCTTGTTTTATTTTATTATAAATATGATTGTTTAGTGTCAAACATCATGCATTTGGAGTAAATGTTCCTTCAGCAATATCAATTTGGCCTTCGCCATAACGCTCACGCATTTTTTCTAGCAATGCAGATTCCTGTTTTTGTAGGGTTTCAAATTGATCTAAATAGCGTTGTTTTTCTAAATCAATTGTTTTTAATCTAGATTCCGTTGCATATTGTTCTAATACAATGTTTCCTAGAATGTTTGTATTCTTTGCAAATTCTTCACGTAATTGTTGAATTTCATCTAGATGTTCCATGTCCAGTTTTTTGGTCATAACTTGTTTCCTTTTTATTTTAATAT